CCTTAAAAATACCCTCAACTAGCCCGAACCAGCAGGAACCAGCCCGAACCAGCGGTGGTTTAGCAATATCTGGCCGTATCGAGCCACGGTTGGTCACGCCTGTTCCACCCGGTGAGAGTTTTGGTCCTTCCCTGACCTTGTGGGCTAAGCGCGTCCTAGGAATTGATCTCATGGATTGGCAACAGCGGATCGTGAACGATGCGTTAACTGTGGATGCCAACGGCGACTTTGTGTTCCGTGAGGCTTGTATCAGTACGGCACGTCAGAACGGTAAGAGTCTGGTGATGCGTGCGGTGGCAGGGTTTATGGCGACTGAGTATGCGGCCGCTCGGCGTGAGCCTCAAACGATCGTGATTGTGGCTAACCAAAAGCGTCGAAGTATGGCTTTGTTTCGGGATGTTGTCCGCGACCTTGAAAACTTTGATTGCAAGGTTCGTTGGCAAAACGGTGACGAACGGATTAACTTCCCTGACGGCTCAAGCATTTCAGTGGTTGCGGCGTCCGCTCACGCTCACGGTATGACCGCCTCAGTTCTGCTGGTGGATGAGGTTTGGGACATTAGCCCCGAGGTCGTGTTTACTGCTTTACGGCCTTCACAGATCGCAGTCAAGAATCCCATGATGATGCTTTTCAGCACAGCGGGCGATCAGGGCAGTACCGTCCTCCTGCAACTAAGAGAACAGGGCATTGCGGCGATTGACTCAGGCCAACCGACGGCGCTTTATTTCGCCGAGTGGTCACTTCCACCCGGGGTGAGTTTGGATGATCGATCATATTGGGGCTGGAGTAACCCCGCGCTCGGGACGACAATTACGGCCAAGGCTTTAGAGTTGGCGTTTGATTCACCCAACCGTCAAGCCTTTATTCGTGGCCATTTAAATTTATGGGTTGATTCGACAAATTCTTATTTGCCGATCAACCTATGGAATGATCGCAAATCCGATAGACCAGCACCACCGACCCAGTGGCTCACAATTGATTCATCGGTTGATGACTCGCGCTATGTCGGAGTCTCAACGGCGTTTGATGACGGTCGCGTTGTCGTGTCTGTCGCGTTCGTTGTGGAATCAGCCGCGCAAATGTGGGAGGAAGTAGTGCGGATCATGCACGACCAAACGGTCAAACTTGCGGTGACCCCATCGCTAGAAATTCACTGTCCGCCAGACTTGCGTCGTCGAATGCAAATTGTCGGATATGCCGAACTGCTCAAATGGACTGCGGCTTGTCGCTCAATGATTATTGAAGATCGCGTCAACCACACTGGCGATATCGCACTTGCTGAACATTTTGCTCGAGCCGTGGCCGTAAAAACGGGCGGGTCAATTGTGCTCAGTTCGCAGAAGTCACCCGGTCCGATTGAGTTGGCGCGTTGTGCCGTTTGGGGAATCATGCTTGCGTCCAAACCAGTGCGGTCGTCGCGTGCCGCTTTTGCTTTTGGCTGAGGGTACTTAACACAGACCAAAAAGTGTGAGAGAATCGCTAGTGATGGCTCTTTTCGGTAGCAAGAAAGTTAACGCAACCCCAGCGTTTGCGTCTGCTCCCGTTCAGGCCGCGGCTGGTTCAGCCGCGCAGATCGGCGACTTTTACGCGTACTCTGTCGGGGAGTTGCAACGACTCGCTTTGTCTGTGCCGACCATTTCGCGTTCAATTCAGATGATCGCGTCAATGGTCGGCTGCTTGGAACTTAAGCACTACACCACCCAGTGGACTGGATCCGAGTACGAAGAAATTTACATTCCAAACGAACAGTGGATGGATCAGCCCGATCCTCGCGTGACTCGAAACTTCATTTTCTCGCAACTGGTAACCGACCTCATTTTGTGGGGTCAAGGCTTTTGGTATGTCACCTCACGGTCGTCCGCAACGGGCCGTCCGCTTTCGTTTGAATGGCTACCCGCCGCAATGGTCAGCCTTGGCGACCAGCAAACTGCACAGCGTTTTGGACCGTCTAACGACATTATGTTCAATGGCATCCAGTTAAACACTGATGACGTCATCCAGTTCTTGGCACCGTCGCAAGGTTTGCTCTACACGGGCAACCGCGCAATTTCTACGGCCTTAAAACTTCAGCAGTCCGCCGATCGTTTTGCAGTAAACGAGATTGCGGCCGGATGGCTTCAGCAGACCGACGCATCCGAACCGATGTCAGCCGAGGACCTTTCGGAACTTGCCGCCGCGTGGCGTAATGCTCGTCAGGTAGGGGCTATTGGGGCCCTTAACAGCGTGGTCACATTTAAGGAATATTCCAGCGACCCAAATCGCCTACAATTAGTGGAAAGTCGTCAATTTCAAGCACTTGAACTCAGCAGGTTGACTTCCGTCCCCGCTTATTTACTGGGGATCGGCGTACAAGGTTACACATACCAAAACGCACAGTCCGCACGACAGGACTTGTACTTGTTTGGCGCAAAACAATATTTGGATTGCATTGAACAAACCTTGTCAATGAACAACATTTTGCCCCGTGGCCGTTATGTCGAATTTGATGTTGACGACTACCTACAAGAAAACGACTTGTCAAAAGTTGCTTACGAACCATCAGCAGAAGAACGCAGATCAGAGGAAATGGCATGATTCGACTTACAGCCGATCTACCCACATTGGACTTCGCAAAATCAGACAGTGACGCACCCGCGTCTATTTCTGGTATCGCAGTCCCGTGGGCCCCAGTCACCGCAACCGTTTTAGGCGGTCAGCGTGTGGCGTTTGAGCGAGGTGCTTTTGATGTCAATCAGAAAGCCGCCAAACTTATTGAGGGACACGACCTTACGCAGTTGCGTGGCACCGTGAACGCTCTCGCCGATATGGATGAGGGCCTTGGATTTACTGCGACGTTTGCCCGCACTCGCGCATCAGCGGACGCCGTAGAACTTATCCGCTCTGGTGCCTATGATGCCGTCAGTGTTGGCGCAGAAGTTCAGGAGTCGTATTACGACAAAGAACTTAAAGCAACCGTCGTCACTCGCGCTTCACTTGTCGAATTGTCGCTTGTCGCCGTTCCAGCGTTCTCGGGCGCAGAAATACGCGACCTCGTGGCCCAAGGCGACGAACCCGAAGAAGAAATCCCAACAGAAACAACCCCAACAACACCATCCGAGGAGGATGAAACCATGTCAGAACCCACAACCGTTGAAGCCGCAATCGCGACTCAACCGATCTATGCAACCGCCAAACGCGAATTCAAATTGCCGTCCGTAAGCGAATACATCTCAGCATTTGTTCGTGGCGGAAGCGACTTTGCACAACTTAACGAAAACATTCGCGCCGCCGCGCCGAACGTGACGACACCTGATCTGCCCGGTGTGATCCCGACCCCCATCATTCAAAATGTGGTGAACACGTTTGTTGGCTCGCGTCCTCTCGTGGATGCAACCACATTGCGCCCCATGCCGCAGGGAGGCTCCGTTTTCATTCGTCCCGTAGTGAGCGTCCATAACTCAGTGGGCACTGCCACACAGAACACGACCATCACCGCGTCACAATTTGAAATCAATGACGTGCAGATCACCAAGACAATTCAGGGTGGCTATGTTGAAATCAGCGAAGCCGCAATTGACTGGTCACAGCCTGAAGCACTCGGACCGTTGCTTGATGACATGATGCGCGTCTACATGGACCGCACCGACTTGCTTGCTTGTTCGGAATTGCAGACTGGCGTCACCAACAGCAACAACTTTGCTAACGCATCAATTGCTGACCCGGCTTACTGGGTTGAGTGGATGTATACCGCCGCCGCTGACATCTTGACTGGCTCGAATGGCAATTTGCCGTCCGTGCTTGCCGTGTCGCCAAACGTCTGGAAATTGATGGGTAGTTTGTCGGATACCGCTGACCGTCCGTTGTTCCCACAGGTGGGCCCAATGAACGCATACGGTTCACTCAATGTTGCTTCAACACAGGGTGCGTTTGCTTTCGGTTTGCGCGTCGTGGTTGACCGCAACTTGACCTCGGCTGGCATGACGATTCTTGATCCTCGTGCGCTTGAATCGTTTGAATTGAATAAGGGCCTGATTTCCGTGGAACAGCCCTCACAACTCAGCAGGCAGATTGCAGTGCGCGGTTACTGGGCAAGTAAGGTTGTTTCCCCAGAACTTGCCATTAAGGCCGCTTTCGTCTGATAGACGAAAACTAAGAGAGGAACTGGATCATGGCCGTATTCACCGTCACGCACGCACAACGTGTAGACGACTACGCCGTGATCCAGACTCTCGAGGCAACTGACATCACGATTGGTCAAACGATTATCGTTGCAGGAGTAGGAAACAATTTTGATGCGACTTACATCGTTCAGGCTGTCCCTACTTTTGGGTTTGTTGGTGTCAGTGTTGAAGGTGATTTCATATTTGATTACGAAGTCACCATCACGAATCAACTACTTGTCAAATCAAACTTCGATAACTATCAAAGAACTTCAGCGACTGGAACCGTAACTTGGACCCAGACTTGCAGTTGGACGACCGTCGGAAATACTCAGGAATTTTTGGGAATTTCCAGCGCAACGGCCAATGACACCGCTTACCTAACTACTTGCGTTGCGGCCGCAAACGCTTGGTGTTTTAGGCGCCGCGTGCAGGCTGGTTACCACGACAGTCTCACGACGGTGCCAGACGGTTCCGTCCTGCTTGGAACGACACTTTATGCGGCTGGGTTGTACAGGGAACGCGGCACAACTGGAGACAGTTACGCGTCGTTTGGTGACATGAGCGGACCACCGCTGATGACACTCGGACGAGTCAACCAGTTGCTTGGCGTTAAGAGATCGCAGTGCGCTTAACATGGCTGGCATTTTCACAGACGCGATCAACGCAGTCTCAGCATCGCTCACGGCTCTCGGACTCAAACCTGTCACCGATCCACGCAACGCACGACCGCTCACAGTGTTCATTGAGTTGCCGTCGTTTGAATCGTTTGGTGCAAACCCAACATCCAAAGTTTCCGACGTCACAATCACGATTCGAATCCTTGGAGCGCCACCCGGTAATCAAGACTCCAGCGACTACATCCTTGGCGTCGTGGACACGATCCTCGGCTCAGACATTGCAGTCATCAATGGACAACCATCCATCGCAACGATCGGGTCGCAAGACCTCCCCTGTTACGACCTCACTATCAAACTCACAGCGACACGCTAACTAACAAAGGAAAAACATCATGGCAATCGTTTACCAAGGCAGTGGACAAATCACCATTGGCGCAAACAACATTTCACTTAACTGTTCGTCCATCACCCTCGAAGCAGGCTTTGACTCGCTTGAGGCAACCGTCATGGGAGCCACTGGACACAAGTTCGTAGCGGGCCTCCAAAGCGTAAGTATCTCAGCAACAATCTTGCTTGAATACGGCGCGACCTCAGTTGAAAAGTATTTGTCAGATGTCGTCGGCGACGGCGACACCACTGTCATCGTTGCGCCTGACTCTGGCGTGGCCGCACCCGGGAATCCGATTTATACGATTTCTAACATGATGATTTCGTCGTTTATGCCGATCTCAAGTACCGTCGGCTCCCTTGACACCATGACCGTTACAGGCACTGGTGGCACTTGGGTTCGCGCAGTAGCCTGATCTAACCAACACAAACAAAGGACCCCGACATGATTGGTATGACGTTACGAGTAGAGATGCTCAACGGAGAAACACACGAGGCACCCATCACCTACGGTGTGGCGTGTCGCTGGGAGGACCATCATCCTCAACTCTCCGTCGGGCAGTTTCTAGAAAACATGAAATTCAAGGCTTTGGCTTGGTTGGCATGGGACGCGGTCCGCTCAAGTGGCGTAATCGTTGAACTGTTCCCTAAGTGGGTTGAAAAAGTAGGGGACATCACGTTCGTCCCAAAAGAGAAACCAAAGCAGGACGCGCAGTCAACCTCATAGCGCAACTGGCACTAAGGACAGGCATCAGCCCATTGGATTTGATGGAATGTCCAGCGTCGGTTGTGGATGAGATGGTTCGTTTGCTTGTTGAGGAAAACGAGAAAGCGAAACACAAACGATGAGTCTGGGAATTGATCTAAAACCAACTGGCCTTAAAGAGGCGTTGAGAACGATCAATTCCATTGACCCTAAATTGCGTCGCGCTTACGGCAAGCAGATCCGTGAACTAGGCAAGGTCGTTGTTGACGCGATCACACCTTTGGTTCCGTCGTCGTCGCCCACTCGAGGCATGGACGGTCAATGGCGTACCGGGTGGAAAAACGGTCAGACAAAAAACGTCGTCGTCAAAACGAACACTCGAAAAGCCCGTAAACGAAACATTGTTAAAGGCGCACAATATGAAACCATTGGAACAATCACCGTCGGAACAAAAGGCGCGGCTCTCGCGATCGCTGACATGGCTGGCAAAAGTGGCGGTGGAGGTCGTGGCGGTCCGCGTAGTCGCCCAAACTTTTCGGGATTACTTACGCAAAAGATTGGTCGCGGTCCGTCGCGCATGGTTTGGGCTGGTGGCGAAAAAGCGATCCCAGATTTTCAAAAAGCCT